AAAGACTTTGCGGTGTTTACCTTTAGGCCTATCAGCCCAAGGGCAGTGCAAATCGAAGGTGCCTCATCCACGGGGACAATGATATCATCCCCATAGACGTAAACATCACGCGAATACTTATATACATTCGCGGACGTGATCGGAAGTTGAGCCTCACGCAACCTGTGGGCGACGATGGCGTTGAAAAACACCAAGGCCTCCATAGGAAAGCACAAAGCTGAACCCATAGACGCAAACTTCTCCAAAGTGAGCGTAAGCCCACTCGGAAGAGTTGCCCTAGTAGATCTACACGCGAAGACCATATCCGAGAGGATAGGGGCCACACGTAGCAATGACCTTACCAGGTCCTGATGGACTCGGTCACTAGCCTCGCTCAGATCTAAAGTCGCTAAGCGACCGTCAATCGAAGCTTGTCTAGCTAGGCGTTGATTCACTGTTTGGTCGGTAAAGTTAACCCGGCCAGCAGTGTAGGTGCTACTCTCAACGAGCGGCACCAGCCAAGTGAGAACGGACTGTTGCGCATACTGCATGCACACCGGTTCGATCGCAATGACACGAGGTGACTTCAGAGTCTTAGGAACGAAAACCACCCTGACGGGCGGCTCTTCCTGGGGTTCGAGGAACTGCACATCATCAAGAAGAGAAGGATCCGCACTGAGGTTCCGCAGTGATGCGATACCATATTCAGTGAACGGAAAGTACTCCTCTAGTCGCTGATGCCACGTTTTAAAGTTATACTTGGCATTGCCAAGTATCTTTTCCTGGGTAGATCCCGGGCCGTGGCGGGGCTTTAGGTTCTCGTAAGGGTCCCCACAGGGAACCGATCGTAGAACGTCCGAAAGGACTATAGATGACACTGCCTCAAAATCTTTGAGGATAGCGAGGTCTATATTCAGCTCCGACAGCTCCTTCTCACACGCTACAAACGCTTGTTCAGCCTTTCGCTCGCGCCTTTTGGTGCACGGCAAAAGTACTTTCTTATGCAACAGAGTAATCTGTCGTACAGAAAGTATGCAGTCTGGACATGCGTCTTCACGCAACCGACGATCTGAGTGGAATATCTTGGAGAGGAAACCCCGTAGAAATACGGGGAGACCACCCTTCGACCGGCAAGCCGGAAAAAGGGAAGGCTCCAAGCGACCTGTCGCAAGAGCATATTCAAAGCCCTTGCAATAGGACGGAAGAGTGATAGTAAGAAAGCTATCACCTTCGTTCTCCACTCTCCAGCGCAACGTTTGAATATCGCGCTGGACATCGACACCACACCTGGTACCGCAATCTTGCAGTACCTGTTCCGAGAGCCAAACTAGGCTTTTCACGACGCCTCCTGTTAGAGGGAGTCGGTCCACGGTCTACTGACATGCAGAGATGCATTTCTCTAGACCATTAGACTGAACCATGATGACCAGTATATGCAGAGCAACTCAGTCGCCCTGCATATCTGTGCCATCACGGTGGTAGAGAGATCCGCAGAAGCAGAATCCATTCGAATTCTGCCCTTTAGGTCTCTGCGCCCAACAC